CCCAGCTGCTTACCTAAGGCAACTCTGCATTATTTTCTATAATGCGGTAGACCGAGTTTGACTTCTAAGAAGTCGCGCTCCGCCAATGGTACTTCTCAACTAAGAGAAGCTTTGGCCGCTCAGCATCTGAACATTGACCTTTAGGATCAACGTTTAGAAAGCCGGGGCTCCTCAGTTTGCGACCGTAATAAGCAATCTGCTGCCAATCATCAGGGCACATAACAGTGCTAGGTAGAGTGACAGCCGAACGCACACGGACGCGATCAGCGTATGGTTCATTCCAGGTAAAATCCTCTTTAATAAAGTACTCATCGTACTCTACTAAGGGGCCAATTCCAGGAGTTTTCGGACCATAACGCTTACGGCATCGATCTCGTACGAGTCTAGCGGCTTCCTCGAACTCATTCCTGAGGTCAAGGCGAATGCCAGCCCGTACAAGACGATTGTGAAGGCGAACGTAATCGTGAGCTCGCGTGACGACATCCTTCTGATAACAGGGAGTAACCTCCTTGCCGTCAAAATAATGCTTCCCGCAAGACTCATAAAAACGAGAACCGTCACTAAATGACTTGCGTTCATTTACTGCAAATCCAGCCCACTCTAGAGATTCTACAGTGGATCGGTAATCGCAGTGACGAACGACAATGTCATCGCCGTAAACCGAGGAAACGTCAGCGGTGCAAGCCGAGGAAACAATGGCATAGAAGATAAGCGACTCTAGTTCAAAAGTATAGGCATTGCCCATACTCGAGAATTTAGACAAAGCGAATCTCCGGCCTTTGTACTCCGTGAACTTACACCTAAGGTCGTCAAGCGCTTGAAACCACTCTTGTGGCAACAGCAACCTAACGAGATTGACGCAAAGCGTATCGCTAGCGGAACTAAGGTCGATGGTCGAAAAACCATCTTCCAAAGCTCTTTTAGCGAGATCTTGATTGATCGTCTGGTCATCAAGATCAACGCCGAACCGCTTCAACCTGTGCCGAATATATCTGCCGAAACCCTGTTGAACATAACTGTTCAAGGTAGGCTCAGCAGCAATTGGCCGATGGGTCTTAACGGTCTTGGGTACCATCACCATACGGTTTGCCGAAACGATCTTAAGATCGCTAAGGGGACCGACGAGCGAGCCCAGGTAGTCGTCTCCTGAAAGGACACGGCATACCCAGGGTATCGCATCGAAAGTGATGGAAGGTCTACGAGATTTCTCGGCATGCGTGCTACCACGACGCAAATCGTAGGTAGCACCGTTGCCGAACCGGCACAGCTCAGCTATCTTTGACACATCGAGAGGACCGAGGATCCGAGCTATTTTACGCTGCGCTTCATTAATTTGAAGTGCGCGCGCAGGGTGGAAACCCTGCGACGACTCTAGATCAAGTCTTCTGTTTGTGACAAAGCATTGCTTCTCGGATTTCATCCAAGTAGAGAAGGCAGCCCACTCGGGGTTAATGCTTGCGTGTTTGAAACCTTTCCACTTACGTAGAAAGGACACATAGGCATAGTCCTTTGTGAAATGTCTCTCAGAGCAGTACCTACTGGGATCGATGTCATAATTGACGTAGTCAATCACATCTTCGAACCCAATAGTCGGTCGTAAGTGCGTCTGCAAAGATTTCATCACTGAAATCTCGACATCATCGCGATGCTGCAGGCCGTCCAAAGTAAGCTCCTAAAGGGGCTTACTGGATGTAGGCAAGAGTCTCCACCACCGATACCACTTGGGTATCGGCGAGGAGAAGCGCCATCATCTTCCGCAAATCTTTGCGGTTTTGGAGGGAAGCACGTTCCGGCAGAACGAATTCAGTAAACGTGCGCGGGATGTAGCTCACGGTCGGCGCAGGAGCGATTCCGGACATGGTGTTGTTAGACACCGTCTCCAGAATCGGTTCGTGCAGACCGATACGAACTCGCATCGAGCGCCCTTCGCTGGACTGTTTCGCCGTGGGGACAGGAGGCTTCGTCAACTCGACGCTGACCTTCCAGAAGCCAATTGCATTGGCCGCTGATTGGTCTTCGAACCAGAAGACGGAGTTCTTGTCCCGACCGATCGGAACGAAGGTATGGTTCACAGGGGTCGCCTGTGCGTCCGCGAGGACGATGTTGGCAGCCATGTAGGCTCTTCCTAAAGAAGACTCTCTCGCGAGAGCCCATAGTTCTACGGCAAAACCGTAGAACGGGTTAACGCCTACCTAGATGTTGCGCCAAAAGCGCAGCACCCGAAAGTAGACGAGACGATCCCAGCGCCGCCTTGAAAGACGGTAAGTGCGGTGCTGGATAGGAAGCCAAAGCTACACGTTGAATGTCGATGAAACTACAACTCCCGTTCCAACGGGAGACGTGATCACCGCCATAATCGTTAAGCTCCAACTTCACAGCTCCTGCCGCAAGTGTCGTTTTGTAACCAGAACGAAACTTGTTCGCATATAGTAGATAGGTTTCCATATTGCGGAGGTAACCTCCAACGTTATAGAACCAGTCTACTACAAACGAATATGGCATGAGTTCCCAGGCGATACTAACAGGGTTAAGAGACGACCAACGAGCGAGGTCAAACTGTTCTGTCCGCATATCGACGCCGATAGTAAGTGATACTTTAATATCACCTATACACGGGAAGTCGACCATGCCGAAGATAGTATTGACACCGCACGTCTTTGGTCTATAAACCTCTGTAGTACGAGCGGAGAACTTAGCTGTCTTGTTAATCACCACACGAAGGTTTTCATTGGCAACGCCATAGATTGTCGAGAGTAACGGCTTAACGCCGTATGTATACTCAAGCCAAGCATTGGCAGGAACCTTTAAAAGACCCCATTTCTTACGAAATGTTTTCGTGTAATTAATTACATTGTCCATCACGCGAAACATCTTCGCGGTTTTACCCGCTTCGGCTAAGTCAACGGAGACATCTAAGTCTCCGCGAACTTTATCCGAAAGTTTCGCCACGGTGGCATTGTAAAGTGATGACCAGTCATATGTAGGTTTGAAAATCGCACCTGCAATAAACTGAGACAGCGCAGGCCCAACTGCATATTCCCTGAATCCATTAGTATACCAATATTCAGCGACATGGGTTATATTCATGTCTTGCTGATTAAAGGAATAATCGTGGACCGGCAGGGGTTTTGTAGTGGGCCGCTTCCCGACGTAACCCGATTGACTTCGAAGAATGAATCGCGACGAGCTGGCATCTTGAGTATCATAGATGACATTGCCGAACTGGTCCACCTCCCAATGGTGGCGGGCCGCCGGCACTCGAAACTTTACATTCTCCATAAGTGACTTTCCAGGGTAGTTACGATTTGTGAGACATTTCAAAAACGCCTCGCCAAGACGAGAACCCGTTGAACGAATCCTACGCGGCTGAGAAACAGCTTAGCGCAGGACCGTACAGGAGTTCAACGATAAGACAGAACCTCTCACGAGGGCTGGCTCTTGGGCAGAAAGGGATCTTCCTAAACTTCCGTTTAGTGCTTGCAAAAGTCGATCTTACCCTTTGCGTCTGTCATCACCACCACCAGGCTAAACCCAGTGGAAATGTTGACATAGCAGAAGATAGGCTCGGCGAAGGAACACCCAAGGGTGTCATCTTCCTTTGCACGCGCGAACCAACCGATGAAGTCCGTCAGGACGCGCTCTTGCGAGCTGCTCATGGATTCTGGATTTGCATCCATGGCGACAACGAGGGCCTGCTGAACCCGGAAAAATCCGTATCCAGTGAAGGGCTCGGTGACGTCCAATTCGAAAGAACTGGACAAAGAGACAGCAGACGTAAAGTGCTTCATGAGTAAACTCCAAAGGTTGACAACGGAAGAGGGGGGATCC